AGCAGACAGGCGGCGATTGATGCGCTTGCGTCTATGTACTGTAAGTCGGACGAGGACGGATATGTATGGATTATCCGAAGGGATGCATGGGCAAGGATTGATTCACTGCCTCCAGCCGAGCCGAAGAGGGAAAAGTGGATAAGAGATGGACACCATATAAGGTGCGATCAGTGCGGAATGTATATGTGTGACACGGACAGGGAGGGAGACAGAATTCCGACGGAGTTTTGCCCGAATTGCGGGGCAAAGATGGAGGTGACAACATGAGAACATTAAACGGATTCGCCACGTTGTGTGCAATAGGACTTCTTGGCGGGGATGTTCTTGTTGGTGCATCAATCGGCAAGATTATTTTTCATTTTGCACTGCTGATTGTAAACCTTGTTTTTTACATAGAGGGAGAGAGGTGACAACATGACAGATGACATTTTATTGACAATCGGAGAGGACGGTAAAGCTTCTCTTTATGATGATACTTATGACATTACAATCCATTGCGAGAGCCAAGAAGAGCAGGACGAAGTAAAGAGAGTTTTGCAGAATGTACCGCACTGGATTCCAGTGACGGAGAGATTGCCAAAAGAGGACGGCAATTATTTGGTTTCGGGGAAGTGGGGAAGTGGCAAAGAATCCGTTGGAGATTGTGAGTTTTCGGTAGAGGACGGGTATTTTCAAACCGCATGGAATTTTGATGTGCTTGCATGGCGCGAATTGCCCGAACCTTACAAGGGGGTGACGGAATGAGCAGACTTGACCAAGTAATAGCGGATATAACTTATGTCCGCAGTTGCCTAAGATTACTTAAAGCCATACAAGAAAGCGGAGATTGCAACATCTGCAAGAAAAAGAGGGCTTGCGAATATGCTCCCAAATGGGGGGAGCAAGTAAGATACAACTGCCCGTTTTTTGAGAGAGAGGTGACGGAATGAGCAGACTAAAAGGAAGATATGTGGCACAGTTAATCATTGACATTGACGCCCCATTCGGTGACGCAGATAGCAGACCAATCGCAGAGGTTAAAGATAGATTCAGAACCATGCTTACGCCAATGCTTCGCGAGAGCATACAGGAAGAGGTTGGCGATGGTGTTGTTAATCTCGTAGAACAGTTAGTAGATGTATATGAGGTGACGGAATGAGCGTGATCGTGAAAGGCATGGAGATGCCGAAGAACTGCCGAACTTGCCCAATGCTATTTGATGGACATTCCTACAGATGGTGCAACATTACAGGCGAATCTTTGGGCATTGAGGAAACGGATAACAGACGGAATGAGTATTGTCCGCTTATCGAACTGCCTCCGCACGGACGGCTTATAGATGCGGATAAGTTTGCAGAAACTCTTAAAGAAGTATCAATAAGGCAAGGATACGACAAGCTGTTTTCTGACAACATATTGTCGGTAGGTGATGTGTTCGATGCTATTGTTGCGGATTTGAAGGGAGAGGGATTGGATGAATATAAACTAGCACCGACAATAATCGAAGCGGAAGGGAGCGAGTCATGAACACAGAACAATTCGTCAAAGAACGTGACGCCGCTTTAATCGATTTTGTGCAGACAGGGAGCATGAAGAAAGTCCGCAAGTACTGCAATAAGCACGGAGTAAAAATGCCGAAGGACAAAAAGGTCTTTGCGGCTGGAATCTACAAGGCGGTGCAGTGTTGCACGGATATTCCAGAAGATGTCAAAGTGCTTGCGATGCAGAAGTGCATGGCGATTGGATTCAACCCGTTTATGGCGCCGGTTGAAGCAGAAGGGAGCGAGACATGACTGACATCCTTATCGCATTTATCTTTGGAGCGTTCGTTGGCGCAGGGCTACTGATATTCACAGCGTGCATGATCGTGAGGGGAGAGAACAATGAGGACATGCTTAATCAATGACTGCACTGGCTTCGTGGGAGTGGCGCCCTGCTGCCTCGACTGCAGCGAGCGTGATGTGTGCCCGGACCGGTGCCCAAGGACAGAAACAATTTATTGTGTGGGAGTTATTGAGGACTATAATGACAAAAATACGAGCAGAACTATCAAAGAGTAACCCACTGTACGTTGATAAACATGCTTTCTTGTCTGCTTATCATTTCGCTTTGCAATATCCAGAATGGAAACGACAGTACACTGACACGATCGGATCAGCGGTCAAAGCCGTTGATCCTGACGGTATGCCGCACGGATCAGAGACTGGAGACCCGACATCACGGATCGCGATGAGGGCAAGCGTGCTTCGTAGTAACATCGACCTGATAGAGAGCACTGCATTGATTGCTGGAGAAGGCCTCGCTGAATATATTCTTTATGCTACGACCAATGAGGGTGTAACATATAAATATCTCACTGGTGAGCGCTGTAAACTCGGCAGGATCCCGTGTGGAAGGAATGAATACTATCAGAGACGGAGACTGTTTTACTATCTGCTCTCGAAGCGAATGGAGGAACGCAATGTCACGAGCTGATGCTATAAGAGATGGTGTGGAGATTGTAGAAGATGGGAGGTGGGGGTGTTATTACAAGATCCCTTGCGCCCAGTGTGGTAACACATATGGGAGCCGTCAGTATACTGGCAACAGGATATATCTTTGTCCGACATGCAGAGAGATCAACAAGAAAAAGCGAAAAGCCGCAGTGGATGAACTGGCCCTTTCAATTCCTGACGTCGAGACCAAAGAAGAGAAGCGCTACCGTAAGGCGGTGGAAGAAATCGAGAAGCAGGTTGGCTCCCTAAAAGGATATGAGCGGGCCGTTGAGATATGCCGCAATGCTACGTTCAAGTATGGCAGTACACCGGAAGCGATGCTTGCAATCGAATTGGTAAAGAACAAATACAAGATTATTCCTCAGCAGAAGATAGGAAGTTATCATGTCGACTTTGCTTTGCCGGATGAGAAACTGATCATTGAGGTTGACGGATCCATCTATCATGCGAATACACAGAAAGAACTGGAGCGCGAGGCAGCTATCAATTACAGGATCGGATTCGATTGGCACTTCATCCACATACCTGCTGAATCAATCAGTAAAGATGTGCGGAAAGTTGTGAGACTTTTGAAAAAGAGGGACACAGGGGACAAGTATTCGTTTTAAAATATACAATGCGAAACGATACAACAGATATACCTTTTTGATGCCAGGGCGTCGTACTCTCACAGGTACGGCGCTCTTTTAGCGCATGCCGATAGCGCTCTATAAACCATGGCGCCGCGGGCTCTTACATGGGCCCGCAGTTCTTTTCAAAACGACGAATAGCGAGGTGATGGCTGATGCCGAGGGCACGGAGTCCGGAGCGAGATCTCGCGTATCAGCTGTGGCTCGCTTCCGGTAAGAAGAAAAAACTGAAAGAAATAGCAGAGGAGTTGGGAGTTCCGGAAGGGCAGGTCAGGAAGTGGAAGAACCTCGACAAATGGGACGCTGATGTTCCCAAAAAGACGAAAGGGAACGTTCCCAAACGAGAAGTTCATAAGGCCGCGAAAAGGATAACAGAGAATCAGGAGCTTACAGATAAGCAAAAGCTGTTCTGTATTTATTTTTCTAAGTCTTTGAACGCGACTTCTGCTTACCAGAAAGCATACGGGTGCAGTTATGTGGCTGCACTGACCAATGGTCCGAGGATGCTTGGAAATGCTCGGATTGCGACTGAAATTCGGCGCCTCAAGCAGGAGCGATACGCGCAGGCTCTTCTAAGCCCCGAAGATATATTCCAGAAATACATGGACATAGCCTTTGCTGACATGGGGGATTATCTGAGCTGGGGGCAGGAGGAGGAGCCGGTTATCGCTCAGTTCGGTCCTGTACAGATTCCGAATCCGGAGACCGGAGAGAAAGAAACCCTCATGCAGAATGTAAATGTGGTACGGCTGAAGGAATCTCGCGACGTCGACACGACACTTATCGGAGAGGTAAAGCAGGGGCGCGATGGAATAACGGTCAAGCTTCCGGACCGCATGAAGGCTTTAGAGTGGCTGGCTGATCACATGGATATGGCTACGCCCGAGCAGAAAGCAAAGACAGAAAAGCTGAGGGCCGAGACAGACAGGATCCGCAGGAGCAGCCTCCCTGAACAGGACGACGGAGTGGAGATCATAAACGATGCCCCGAGACAGGAAAACGGTCAGGATCTCGGACATTGTGATTCCGAAGTACCTGGCGATATTTAATGACCGCAAATATAAACACATAATCCTGAGCTCCGGAAGAGCCGGCACGAAGTCTTCCTTCGCGGCGATCCGCGGCGACTATCAGCTGATCAGCCCGGAAAAGGGCTCCGTGGTCGTCCTCAGAAAGCACCACAACAAGCTGCGCAAGACTGTGTACAAGGAGATGCTGCGCGGGATTAACCGCCTGCAGATCCCGAAGAACCGGTTCGACATCACGGTCAGCCCGATGGAAATCAGGTACAAGCGGACTGGTAACACGATGTACTTCGCAGGATCTGACGGCATAGACGACACGAAGGGTATCATCGACGAGGACAGGCCGATCAAGCTGGTCATCCTGGACGAGCTGACAGAGTTCTTCGAGGACGGAGAGGGAGCCGACGAGATACAGAACATCGAGGCTACCTTCGTAAGAGGCAACACCGGCGGGTTCCAGATGCTGTACCTGTACAACCCGCCGAAGAACCCGAACGCGCCGATCAACAAGTGGTGCCGCGAGATGGAGAAGCGCCCGGACGTCCTGCACATCCATGTGGATTACAGGGACGTTCCCGCGGACTGGCTGGGGCCTGATCTGATCGCATCAGCTGAGGCTCTGAAAGCAGCAGACGAGCGGCAGTACCGCTGGGTGTGGCTCGGGATCCCTGTAGGTGTTGACGAGGTCATCTACTACATGTTCTCTGACCGGCACAGGAAAAAGCCGGAAGAGGACCAGAAGTACCCCATGATCGGGATAGGAGTCGACTACGGCCAGCAGAACGCTACAACCTTTCAGGCGTTCGGGCTGGACGATTACAAGCACCGGCTTGACGGCCTTGCTGAGTATTACCACAGCGGCCGCGAGACCGGCAAACAGCGGAGCCCTTCGGAATATGCGAGGGACTTCATAGATCTGTGTACGGCGCTTGATCAGC